CTTAATCTGGGAAGCAACGCTCCGCAGACTAACATCCCCCGCGTGCCGCTTGGCATACCACTGGTTACAATGGTCAGCTTAGGAGCCTGACCACCGATGTGGTAGTAGCCCCGCTGCACGGGCTCTATAGCTCACGCTATAGAGATGTCCACCTCTTTCTTATTTTAATACGGTGAGGAACCGTATACCTGTGGGCCAAACACTCAGGGGCATGATTAACATGCCACCTGAAGTATTCGCCCCAGCCGGATGGTATCACTAATTTTTCATTAGTGACACAGGGCACGAGGAACTCATTGCGATGCAGATTAGGATTAAACCTATTCTTAAACATCTTGCAATTTTCCTTATACGCCCTTTTGCCATCTGCACAAAACAAGACAAGAGGAGCATTATCTTTCTGGACTTGCGAGAAGTCCAGATCGACAACGTCATCGAGTCTCGCTGCTCTAGGAAGTGGTCCGATGTTTTCGGCCATTCTTCCCAATAGATGTGCAGTCCGGTCAAAGCCGATTTTTGCGAACGCATTCGCGTAGGCAATAGTCGACAACAGGCCCTCAGGTGACTTATCACCCGGGAAGAGCGTCTTGATTCTAAGGGGAGTAACTAACTGCCCTCTAAACCAATCCGCTCCGCACGACTCTCTGAAAAAGGGACCCGTGCAGCATTTGTCTAAGTTTAGCATTAAGCCAACCTTAGATAATGCTTCCGCAACAAGAGAGTAATCTCTTGTTGGGATAATAAGATCATCTCCAAAGACCGTTACGTCTTTTGCGCCTTCATACATCTCTTTTAAAGATATATGAATGGAGTGGCGGCGACTTAGTAGACGTGCCGTGACAACAGTTGCAAATACGATTGTAGCCATGATGGGAAAGCACAGTGCTGATCCCATCGGGGCGAACTTTCGCAATGTAACCGTCCGTCCATCGGGAAGCTTAGTTGAAAGGCTCCTACACGCAGCTATCTTACGATAGAACTGCTTTGGGAGAATCTTTTCCAACAGCTTCAACGACACACGATCTGAAGCATCCTTAAGATCAAGGGTCGAGAGGTCACTCGAAAGTGATCCTTGACGCGCTTGTTCTTGGTTGGGCAATTGGTTCGTGAACCAAACATGCCCAGCTGTAAGGTGATGCTTCTCGAGACAATTTACGAGGGACCGCATAATACCTTGCTGAATCCATTGGAACTCCAATGGCTCGGCAGAGATAATGCGCGGACCGCGTGAATCCTTAGGCACAAGAACAATCTTGGCCGAAGGATCACATTCTTCCCAGTGAAGGAAAGAATGTAAATTGTCGCACAGGTGTGCACTGTTTAGATGGAAGTAGTCCGTGAACGGATACTCCTTATCTAAGCGTGCAATGAACCGATGAAAGTTCATCTTCTGCCACGGCTTCTCGCCCGTGGCAACAGCACCAGGACCGTGACGCGGTGTAATGTCAGACGCATCAAAGGATCCGAAGATCTTATGACACACCTGACGAAGAACATCGAAGAACGCGAAATCCTTTGGATTGTCGAAATCCAAGAATTCCAACTCAGCATCTCGACGAACGAATTCGTCAAGAGTGAGCTGGTGCGTACTAGGATGCTCCCCACCACGTAGTTTGTAGAACAAGTAGCAAACTTGTCGTACAAACCTAACGGCGGCCCATGCGCGAGGATCGACATGACGATCGACAATGATGACCCTAAAATACCAGTCAAAAAGACTAGGATCTTGAGTTATCTTTGCGATTTCATCAAGTCGTTCATCGCGGCTCTTACAGCAGTTGCCAGAAAGTTCCTTATCAAGGAACTTACCGATTCGAGGTAACGAAGATGTAAAGAAATCTTTGTTACGTCCGAGGGCGCAAATGGAAGAAGCAAGTCTATGACTAGCTTCGTCCCAGCCACCCCAACTAGAAGTAAGAGGAGCCATGTCCCGAATGAGGCTTAGCGTGATAGAGCGCATTGTCTCTACCGGTACACAGTTCTTCTCTGTGTTTGCTGCCATATTCGGACCTCCTTAGAGTTCGCCGTT